GTATGGCTAAAAACAAGGATTATTATTTTGATTACGTCAACAGGGTTATTAAACCGGAAGGTTGGGATATGATTAATGATTTTAAATATAAGTGTATTAACGGTACTTTAAAATTTAGTGATGTTTTAGGAGTTGAATCTTTAAAAGACGAACTGCGTAGTGTTAAGAAAAATAATGAACCTCGAACATTCAGAGTAATGCCATTACCTCATATTGTATGGGCTAAAAAGATTTTTGGAGAACTTATAGTTAAATTTAAGCAGACAATGCATGAGACTGGCATATGTGTAGGGTTTAATCCATATAAGGATATGCATGTTTTGGCAGAAAAATTACAAAAATCTTACGTTAGGTGTGATGCTGACTTTAAGAAATGGGATGGTACATTGAATGCCACCATTATGCGCAGAATTAGCGACGTCTTTTTATCAAAATTGCGAATCGTTGATGATAGTCGCACTGAGTACATTATTATTTTACAAAACTTAATGGAATCTACTTATAATAGCACAACTTTGGTGTATGACGCCATTTATCATACAACACATGGTATGCCGTCAGGAACGTGGTTGACGTTATTGTTAAATTGTTTGTATAATAAGTGTATTACAGGTCTTACGTTATATAATAATGGTTTTAAGGATGTACAACATATTTTTAATGTTGTTGATTATGTTACTGGAGATGATAAAATTTGTGGAGCATCATATGCATATAGGAAAGCTTTTAACGCGTTGACCATTTCAGCCACTGCCAGCAGATTAGGAATGACTTGTACTAATGGAGATAAAACTCCAATCGTCAAGGAATCACAACCTTTTGAGAAACTTAATTATTTAAAACGTGAGTTCACTTATTCGCGTAAATTAAATAGATGGATGGGAAAATTATCAATGAACACTATATTGTATACTTTGCAATATTATGATTCATCTAAAGATTACAAGGAGACTATGCAAGGCAAAATTAGAGCCATGCAAGTGGAGGCTGTTCTACATGGTGATAATTTTTACAATGTCTACTTGCATATGATTAAGGAAACATACCCTGAATGTCCTTTATTTACTGAGGATGAAATATACAATATTTTGTCCTCTGATGATGGATACAGGGAAGTATGTTTAATGAATAATAAAGATTTATCGTGGACTTTGTAGTTCACAAAAATGTAGGAGGAGATATGTCCGTTATAATCTCTATAATGACTACGAGAGCGAGAGCTCCTCTTACACAAAACAGTCATTAATACTTTGTTTGATTGTACAAAGTTGTAATATTAACAATCGTTAACCCAATAGAATTATTTAATAATATTTTAACAATATGCAATTTAGGAGTAAAACACTCCAGTAAATTAAAATTAAAGAGAGAACAACCATATCCTTCTACATTTTTCCTGCGGAATTACGCAAAATTGTTGGAAAAGTCAGAGAAGGATTTTAACTCTCAACTTCCATTAGGAATGTTAGACAAATTTTATTTGAATTTCTTAGGTAATACTAAAGATGAAATATTTGTACAATCTGGTGTTAAAATACAAGAAGCATCCAAAGGTTCTTCTATATTAACAAAGTCAAATATAACAGCTTTAGAGATGTACAATAAATTTCCTAAATTAACATGTGTTGATAAATCTGTTAAAATGGATTTTTCTACGATACTTAATAAACCATTTTTCTGTAACAATTATACGTGGGCTACAGGCATGCCCGCTTACTCTACTGTTGCTAATATTAACTTTCCTACAAATGCATTATCTGGTAGTTTAGCTACAGCTCCTTTTTATTTTTCTAGTTTGTGTCGTATTAGAGGATGTTTTAATTTGCAAGTTTCAGGAACGTCTATGCATCAAGGTTTGTTGCTAGCAGCTGCCGTACCCGCAGATCAGGTAGCTATAGGAATAAATCAGCTTTTATGCGCTCCACATGTGTTTTTAAATGCTAATGAGGCTACTCCTGTTTGTTTAGAAATGCCATATTATTCTCCTAGCAATTTAATCAAAACTAATAGTTATAATTGGGATGCATATTCAGCAGCGCGAGCTGATACATGTAAATTGGTTATAGCAGTTTTGAACCCATTAGCCACTACTGCCACTGGCAGCACTTCTTTGACCGTTTCTGTACACATTGAGTTAAAAGAGGCCGAATTTTATGTTCCTCGTGGATCAGATATTGCATGGACACAAGCGGGTAGATCTTTTACTAGTTCGTTATTATCGATTCCAACTAAAATATTTGACGGATTGACGCATGGTGCGAAGGTTATAACAGGAGATTTTATAGATACCTTAAGGTTAGGTCTTAGAGCTTTAACAGGTTTCCATAATCCTAATTCTACTACCATAGATCACAGAATGATAGTTGGCACGCGTAATTTTTTAAACAATGTGGACCAGCCAACTTTATTTGAAAAATTATCATCTCATGCGAAACATGATAGGGTTGCACAAGACTATTTATTTTGTACTAGTCAAGATGAGATGGATATGTTGCACATTTTACAAAAACCAGTGTTTTTAGGCACATTTAAAGTTTTATCTACAACAACAGCGGACACTAATTTATTCAATTACCCTATTTCTCCATATGTTGAAGTTAGTCCCTTACCATTTCAGTCTAATTTACGAACTTTTTATGAGTTATCTAAGTACTGGCGTGGTACCATTCGTATGCATATACAATCAGTTATGACGCCTTTTCATTTTTGCAAGTTGATAGTAGTTAAAGATTATTCATGTGATAAGCGTGCTTTGACTCAAACACCCGGTTTAAGTAATATGCACAATATGATGACTGAAACTATAGAATTTTCTGCCGGAGGTCAAATACACACTGTCGATTTGCCTTTTTGTGCTATAACGGAGCAATTAGAATGCACTAAGGATTTGGCAGTCAATGCTTTACAACACGGTATTGTTAGAATTTATTTGTTGCAACCTTTAACTAGCAATGCTAGTGTTCCTACCACCGTTAATTTCAACGTTTATTATTCGGTAGGAGATGATTTTCAATATTACGGTTATTCCCAAGATCCTGTTACTTTAATTCGTAATTATCCTATAGCACCTACACCTACCGCTAAACCTATTGTCAAGAGGAAAGAAGAAGAAAGTAAGGACATACTTAGTAACACTGTCTCCAACGAGGTTAAAACACAATCAGGTGATAGTGCGGAAACGCTTACAGGTGTTAGTGATCAAATTGATGTTCTTAATGAGAAAGACAACGACATTAGAAGTGACCATTTAAGATTTGATGATTTTATGCCTAATGTTAGCGTTAGAGATTATGTTAGGAGAATAATGCACTTAGAGAGGTCTCAAATCACATTAGATGCCACTGCGTCTAATAATGTGATTATTAAGCCTATTAAAGACTTTTTTAATGTCCCAAATGGCACCACGGTGTCACCTATAGTAGCTATTGCTAATAGATATTATGGGTTTACTGGAGGTTTAAAGTTTAAAGTAGGTTTATCTAGAAATACAAACACAGTAGGTACTAATGTAGTAATGGGGCAAGTTTTTTATATACCTCCTGGCACAATTTTTGATCCTGGAGCTGGTTTTCCACAAGATGCGGATACTTGTTCTAGTACTGATTTAGTTTCGTGGAATACAAATTTCTTAAAATCCAGTTCGGTTTGTCAGGAATTTCCTGTCACTATACAAGGTGATGGAACTTACCCAAAATCATTTTTTGAATTCGTTATACCCAACATGAACGTCCAGAAATTTATTAGAGTAGGTGATGGAGATAGTTTGTTACCTACATTAAGTGACATGGGATATATAGCAATAGGATTAGCTTCCACACCAAATTCAATTGTAACTATTGATTATTATGCAGGATTTACAGATGAGACAAGATTTGGTTTTCAAATTCCGCAAAGTAGTAATTCTTATTCTGTTATTTCTGGGAAGCGTCGAACAATGAATTCTAATACTGTTCTAGGAGGTCCAGTTTCTACATTTGCTACTATA